AGGCCGTAGTCCGTAGCGGCCTGTTGCACCATCGCGAGGTACCGGACCATCTCTGGCGGCAGTACGCGCACGTCGCCCTGCGGTACCTCAATCATCTCGATCGTCGTCGAGAACATCGGCAGCACCGCGTTGAGCGCCTTGGTCAGGTCGCGCAAAACGCCTGGCGAGTACGCGACGCGCGACTCAGGCATCTCAGAGGCCATCGACGCCTCCAACGCCCGGTCCCGCTGACGGGCCACCTGCAGCAATTCCATCTCCGGGGACTTCGGCATTGGGTACCTCCTCCGCGCTCGGCGGGGCTTCTGGGGGCAGCAGCAGGGTCTCGGGCAGGCCGTACATCCGGATCATCTCTGACCGCAGCGCTTCCGGCGCAACACCGAGCTGTAGCAGGAGCGGGACCAGCTGCGTCATCTCGTCCCGCTTCGCCTGGTCGGCCATCGGGCTGCTGCCCGCGTCGGCGGCCCAGTAGGTGTAGTCGGCCTCAAGGTCTTGCGCGGTGAGCACGATAGGCCCGACGTTGGGCAGCACGAGGGGCTCACCTTCGTCGGCCAGTGTGACCGCGAGCATGACGCAGTACACCTTAGCGATCTCAGCAATCACTGCATCGCGAGCGCGGACCATCCGGCCGAGCTGACTTGCGGTGTACTCGGCCAGCAGCCTGTTTTCGGTGGCGGTGACGCCAGTGACCTCGCCGCTCACAAAGGGCGCGTTGACGCCACTCGCCTGAATGTCGGCCTCAACGAGGCCCTGGTAGGCGGTGATGTCGCCAGGGATAGGCTCCGACGGCACCGGAATCATCGCGCCCGTGAGCTCAGCCCCGGGGGGGAGGTCGATCTCGATCATCTCCCCGTCGCGACCCTCGTTGATTTTCGCGACAGCCTCTTCGTCGAGGAGACCCTTTTTCACGAGCCACTGCCGCGCCATGCGCCGCACACCACGCGCGGTGTACGACCTGAACACGTTGAGCTCGCGCAACTGGTCGTAAATGCGCCCGACAAGCGAATAGCCGTCGAGCGGGCAACTCGGGTCTCTCGCGAAGTACATCGGCACGATGGGCACGATGGGCCGGTTCGAGGACGTTCTGAACGGAATCCCAGTAGTGACGGTCTCGACCTCCATCTCCTCCTGCTCGTCGACGCCAGCTTCCGCGTCAAGAGCGCCCTTCTGAACGCGCACACCGCGGAAAAGGTACTTGTCCCCATTCGCGTAGTCGGGTGACCAGACAAGCAGCCGGTCTGCGATGAGGTCGTACATCTCCACTACGCGCACCCAGTCGCGCTCGTCAGCGACCTCCCCGTAGCGGCCCTGGCTCTGGTAGGGCCCATCTTCGACGTCAAGCCACTTCTGGAAGGCCCGCGGGACAAACGCGTTCGCCGGGCGGGAGTAGCGCATCCGTGCCTCGGCGAGGGGCATCTGGTAGCTGTGGCCGACGTAGCGTTGGCGGCTCCACTCGGGTGCCGAGCGGTCGAGTACCAGCTCCCACGGCGGGATGGCCATGATGGCGATTCGCCGCAGCGGGTCGATGTCTTCGACGGGCGCCAGCTTCAGCGCGGAGCTTGGGAAGATGAGGGCGAGACGGGTCGCGTCTTCGATCTGCTCGCGCGTGCGCAGCAGGAAGTGGTTGGCGACCGCCTGGGCCGCGGGCGGGTTGCCCGTAGCGCGCAGGTCTGGCTGTACGACCACGGACGGGTTTTTCGCGTACAGCGCGCCGAGGTAGCTCTCGACGACCGCGAACGCCTTGGCCACCTCTACGTAGTTGCGCGCCTTGGCGTGCATCGAGCCCGCCCAGAAGCGCGTCATATAGACGTCGTGCCACGATTTGAGCTCTGCGCGACGCCCGGACCAGTAGTTGTCGTGGTTCTCGACGATTCGCGCAACGGCGCGGGGCTGCAGCATTAGGGGCCTCCCGGGGAGAGACGGTTGCGCCGGCCGGCTGCGAGCACTTGGGCCGCGGTGACGCCGTGCGGATTGCGGGCGGTAGGGCGGTTACGCAGGTGCGCTGGCACGTCAGCGTAACACCGGTAGGCGAGGGCCGCAGCCATCGCGGAGTCGTCGTGCATCCCGTCGGGCGCAGACGGTGTGATTTTGCCCGCTGGGATCGAAAGCGACTTGAGCTCTGCGAGGGTGCTCTGGTCGAGCATCACCACGCTCGGCAGAGCGTCGCGCAGCGCTTCGAAGGCCTCCAGCTTCGAGCTCTGCGTCGTCACCCAGGGCTTGCCCGCGCGCTGCCATAGGTTGTGGTAGCGGCAGTGGTGGAGCTCGAGCAGCACGGCGTGGCCGTGGTTGTTTGACTCGCAGAGCACGAGGGCCTGGTTGTAGCGTGAGGCCACTTCAGCGATTTTTTGCGCGAACTGAGCGGGCGCGATGGTGTTGTTCCTGTACACGTATACAGGTTGCCGCGTAGATACCGAGACCACGCAGATCGTGGAGTAGTCCATCCCGACGCCACCTGACGGGTCCGCGCCGAGCACGTAGTTGTCCCCGGCGACAGGCGGCTCCAGCTCGAGGTGGTAGGGCTGGCTGACGGAGTACGGCACGGCCGTGATGCCCTGCAGCGCGTCGTAGTCGTAGTAGCCGCCAGCGCGCAAAATGAAACAATCATCCATACACGCTGGGTATTCGCGGCGGAACTTCGGCAGTGTCAAGGTCGCAATGCGTTCACGCCGCCACGCGAGCTGCCCGAAAGTGAGCCCGTAGCGCTCCTTCTCGACTGCCTCTTCCGGCGAGATCTCGAACTCCGGCAAGTCGCCGAGAGTGTAGTCGGGGTACTCCCACCACCAATACGTGTACAGCTCCCACCCGTTCTGCGGCGCACCCGCCACGAGCCGGTGGAACGCGTCACCCGGCACGTTGACCGTGGATTCGACCACAATCACGCCAGTCGCGCCGACGGTTGCATCGACCTGGGCGAGGTTCTCGTCGGCGTCGCTGTAGAATGCAAATTCCGACAAGTGTGCCGAGTTGAAGGCAAAAGATCTTGTGCCACCTCTACCACCTGTAGTGTACGCGGAGACCCCTGCGCCGGTGTCGGCGTAGCGCATGTCGGTGACGTTGTCCGTTGCCATCTTTCGCTTGAGCAGAGCCGGAAGTCCGCGTACCCATCGCTGGTCTTGGGCGCGCAGGTACTTGGCGCTTCGCTCGTGAAAGCTGAGAACAGCGTGCACGTCGGGGTCGTGGGCGATGTACGCCTGTCGCATCCCCTCGGCGCGCATGGCGGTCGAGATACCCACCTGACGCGCCTTGACCACGATGATGCGCTTGTGCCCAGACTTGAGAAGTTCGAGAAAGCGCCACTGCGCGTCATTCGGCGCAAAAGGTACCTGCTGCTTCGACGTCTTGTGCTGGATTTTGAGCAAAGAAAAGAAGCTTTTCTGGTCGCTCAGCAGAGCGGCCACGTCCTCACGCATTGCCTTCGGCACTGACGCTGGGACAAAAGTCACTCCCCCTCCAGCTCAGTGCGTGCTGTGAGAGCGTGCTCGATGCGGGATTTGGCGATCTCGACGTACTCAGCATTCAGGTCGACGCCGACAAAGCGCATGCCTTCGAGCATCGCTGCTTTACCCGTTGACCCAGAGCCCATGAAGGGGTCGAGCACGAGGCCGCCGGGCGCGGTGACCAACCGGACGAGGTACCTCATCAGGTCGGTAGGCTTCACGGTGGGATGATGATTGCGGCTCTGTGCCTTTAATCGGTCCCTCGCGTTCCCGTCATCGTCAACCGGCATCGCTCCACCCATGCCGCTCTGATGCGTTACCAACTCCAGCCCCTCGCACCCCTCTTCGCGATCCTTCCGTGACGCCTTTGCGCAGTAAAAGAAGCGCGCTGCGGAGCCGGTGTCGCCGTACTGCGGCCCCGCTGGTGTGCCGGAGCTGGGCGACCAGATGCCGCCTTTACCTCGCTCCTTTGTTTCTTTGCCAGCCTTGCTCTGCGGGAACAGCCCCACCACCTCTTCAGAGCCATCGTGGATGAGGTTCGCGGGCCAGCGTCCACTATTGTTGTCTGTCTCGACGGGCTGCACAGTCCAAGCAACGTCATTATGTCTTCGTTGCGTGATGGGCCACACACCCTTGTCAGCACCCGTCCCCACCCTGCACCCTTCGATGTTGATCGCGCCCGTGCCGTGCTTCAACACGTTCTGCGCGACAGTTGTCTTCATAGGTTTTTGTGCGACGATGATGGGTTCCCAGGCGGGTTTGAGCGCGGTGCCCCAGCCTTCATACTCCGCTTTGAGCTTGCCACATCTCGGGCACGCGCCACGTCCGTGTAATGCTCCTGCATCCAGTGTTCCAAATGACTGCTGAACACCTTCAGGTTCTCCGGCCTGTTGTCGGCCCTGTTGTGATTGATATGGTGTACCTCCTCTGTATCCGTCAACGGTCGTTCCAGCATTTGCTCCGCAATCAATATGTGCTCCAGCACATAGCCGTTGTGCCTCGCCCTCGGATGATCCGGCTTCCGAATCATCACGTACCCCTTCTCCGGCTCGATATACCTGCCGCCTTTCCATGCTGGATTCTGCATGCCCGTCATTTTCGCCGCTCGCTTCGCAATCGCGTCCGGCGTGTGCAATTGACTGTAGCCCCGCAGGAAGTTGCTGCATCGATGTGAACATGCTTTCGTTGTGTTCTTCGCCAGCACTCCTGGCCGCCTGTAAATCGCTTTCCCGCAATAGTCGCATGTCGTGTTCGGTTGCCGGTTTTCCATGTTGGCCCTCCTTTGCAGGCTGGCTGTATGGTATCGCCTTTCCTTGACAAGTGCAACACCCGGCGCGCCTCAAATTGAATCCTTTGCTAAATCCGGTGCCGTAGACCCACATGATGCAATCGCGGATCTCCCAGCCCGCGTCCTCGATGGCGCACGCCAACCGGTGAAAAGTTCTTGTGCCTCCGAACGCAAGCAGGTAGGCACCGGGCTTTGCCGCGCGCAGGGCGTGCGTCCAGAACTCGACCCCTGGAACGCCTTTGTCCCAGGCTTTGTCCATGAACTCAAGACCGTAAGGTGGATCGCAGACGATCGAGTCAAACGTATTTTCCGCGTAGCCGTACCCGACGACCTCGCGGCAATCACCAGTCCACAGCTTGTACGGTTTGTTCATTTTCTCACCGCCTCTAGAACCGCGCGAAGCTCGAGCACATCGGCACTCTCGCCCTCGTCGGATAGCACGTCTAACGCTTTTTCGACAACCCACCGCGCCGTGCGGCAGGCCTCCGCTCCCATCGGTCCGCCGTCGAGCACGCGCCGCAGGACGTGCAGCGCGTCGGGGATCAGCTCGATGACGCCCTGCGCTGTCTCCCCGCGAGTGTATGGATCCATACTCACTCCCGGGTCTCGAGGTGGAGGAGCAGCTGCGCCGCGACCCCGACCCGGCCACCGGCGTGAGCCAGGGTGCGGGCGTCACACGGGATGCGAGCCCATAGCGCCGCGTCCGCCAGAGAGTAGTGCCGGTCGCGATGATGGGCCACGTGGGCTGCGACGGACTGGATGCACTCGCCTTCGGGTGCCAGCGGCAGCCGCAGAGCCTCGCGCAGGAGGCCGAACACGCGCCGCTTCCCGTAGCTCGTGTGGCGTGAGGCCTGCCCCGGACCGTAGGGCGAGCGGAGCAGCTCTTCGCGGAGCTGAGCGAGGTCGAGGCACTGGCGGACGTTGTAGCGGTTCACGCCGTGATGCGCGTGCAGACGGGCAATCTCGTCGGTGTAGTCGTAGTAGGGCACGCGCACGGGCCAGCGGTCGGCGGCCACGACGTCCGGCTCGTCACCGAGGCGCACGAGCACGACTGCGACCTCGACAGGCACGACGCGGCCATGGGCGTCGGTGGCGGCCGACGCGTCCCAGACAGCGACGAGGGTGTCACGCTTTTTGGGCGGCATTGGCGGCGGCGAGGAAGTCGTCGAGGGGCAGCTCGATCGTGCGGATAGAGCCGTGTGCGGAGCATACCCGACGGCGGAGGATGGCGTCAGGGTAGTGCTCGGCGAGCTCGCGCGCCCCGGCCCAGCGGACGGAGGTGGCGTCACGGGTCTCGGCTACGGCGGTCGAGGTGAGGCAGTGCGGGCAGCGCATACCGGTAGTCTAGCACGCTACCGGTAGCGGCGCTACCCTCGTCAAGGCTCTTTATGCCACAGCCCGTTCTCGTCCATGTACGCATAGTCGTTGTGCTGGCCCAGTAAGTAGTCCAGCGGGACCGGGCTCACCACATAGGTGGTCCCGTTGTTATCTACCTTTCTCATCACGGCCATCTGCAGAGCATATTCGCTAGGTAAGAAGCAATATCTGGCTTCCTCCCGCCAATCGCTGTCGATTAAGAGTTTTGCAAAGGCGTCCATGACCTCGTCAAGACGAGTCATCTCCGTGACTAAATGTGTTACAGTTGTTTGTGCGTCTTCGCCGAAATCTGCATCAATACAGCCATCTAAGTCAGACATGCTGTTTAGCGCATGCTGCAAAAGTTGTTTCTTGCAGAAAGACCCGAACCAGAAGTCGGTGGGGTTGATCGAGTAGCAGTAATAGATTTCACTCATGCGAACCTCCAGTAGTCGGGGCGAGGCAGTGCGGGCAGCGCATACCGGTAGCCTAGCACACTACCGGTAGCTGCGCCACCCACTAGGGCAGATGGCAGAACTCTGTTCTTTCTTTTATAGAGACAGAACAGAGAACTGCCATCACAGCCCGGTCAGGTCCATAGTGCGGATGTACTCGACCCGCCTATCCGCCGCCTGAAGTGCCAGCAGCACGTCTTCGCGCCTGACGTAGTACTCGCGCGAGCTGGCTGTCTTCTTGCACTGCACTGGGATGAGCCCCTTGCGCAGAAGAGCTTTTACGCCGCGCGGATCGCCTAGGATATGGTAGTCACGCCCATTCTCGGTGAGCGCGAGGATGCCAGAGATCAGCGCCGATAGGTCTTGCGCGGACTTAAGGTATCGCCTCGCGGCGACAATAGTGCTCTTGCTTTGCCCGCCGAGCGTCTGATGCACGTGCGCCCGGTACCACTTCAGCGCCCTCTGTGCGACCTCGCCGCCCTCGCCGAGGCAACGCGCAAGTGCCACCGTCGTCACGGCCGCGCCGAGTTTCCCGTCGACCTCCGCGGTAACGAACATCGTCGCGGCTGTGGCAGATACCTGTACCGCATCGCCAACAGTAGAGATGACGCGATGCGCCCTGTATTCTGCCAGCTCTTGAGCGCTCTCTGGCAGATCTCCGTCCGCAATCTCTTTGGCGCGCTCAGGGGCGCTGGGCTCGGCGGCGAGTACTGCCACTACTTTTTCCCTCTTTTGTGCGTTCTTCCAGCGGCGCAGCGATTTCGTGGCCCCGAGGTCGAGATCACCGACCTCTTCCTCGCTCATCACGTGCACGTCGTGCCGGTCAAAGAGTGCTTGTAGCGCCCATCCTCGCCCCGTGCGGACCGCTTCGGCGTGGGCTGTGGCCTGTTGCCAAGACATTCTGCGTGATTCCAAAGAGAAGTGGTGGTCGACAAACAGGGTTACCCCGACGCTTTGCGCGACGACCTCCTCCCGCTGGAACCGCTCGACAGCGGCCTCCATCTGCCACTCCGGTGAGCTCTCGGTTTCTACGCTGTCAGGCTTTTCGCGAAGAACTCCGCAGACGTAGATGGGGCGCTTGGCCGCCGCTCGGTCACGATGACTGGCTTGCTCCAGCATTCGGTAGTCCTGCTGAGAATGGTTCTCCGTAAACAGCCAGACTTCGTCGTAGTGCCCCTTTTCGAGTGAGACGCCAGAGCCCATAGCGTTGTTGTAGTAGAGCACGTCTGCGGACTGCAGATACTCGGGATCGAGACCTACGCGCTCATCCTCGTGCTCCGCCTTAGTCACGCAAATCGCTTTTTTGTCGATGTCCCGAGCATCGGCGGCCATGGCGTGCAACGTTTTCTTCGAAAACCCGTAGGCAGCGATCCTTTTCCCAGCTTTGAGCCTCTCGAGCATGAGCGCGTACCCGCGGGTGTGGCTCGAGATTACCTTCCCGCTCGGGAGCGTCAGAGCCGGGACGTAGCGCAGTTGATGGCGTGTGGTGGGCCCCTCATACCAGACCGCTTGGCGCGGAGGGAGCTCGAGTTGCGCGCGCTCCTCGGCCGCCTGCCGCAGCAGCAGACGGGTCTGTTCGCCGGCGTGCGCGTCGGCCAGCAGTACCCGCGCACCTTGCGCGACGGCGCCGGTCAACACAGTGAGGCACTCGGGGCGCTTCGCCAGCATCGAGGCGAGCTGCCCCAACGCTGACTCACACTCATCGAACAGGATCAGCGCGTCGCGCAGCATCTCTGGAGTCAGCGCTTTGAGCGTCTCCGGCAGCCGCGCAAAAGAGGTGGCGACGCTCCCGTGCGCCGCGGTTATTTTCGACCCGGCGGACGCGTGGGCGATGTTGTACTTAGCCGCAGCCTGCTCAGACAGCGCCACGGTCGTGTTGATTGAGATCACGATACCGGGCCACGCCTCGGCCAGCTGGGCCATCATTCTCGTTTTGCCCGCGCCCGTGCCGACGCGAAGCACGCTCACCTCGGCCAGCTCGGGCCAGATCGCGTAGCCGTTAGCGTCGAGTTTGATTTCGACCGCGTCGGGCTGCCAGCGGAAGGACCAGTCGCGGTTTTTCCCGTCGGATTGGTGGTAGGCGATGTTGCAGCGGTGGCAGTGGAAAACTCTTTTTCCGTTTTTGCGCTCGTAAGTTTGAGCCGCGCGCGTAGAGTCCGGTGGGCACTTAGGGCAGACATCGCGCGTCCCCGCAGCGGGGAACTCACCCCAGTCGGAGTGCCAGATGACCTGCTTGGCTCGACCTGTTTTGTGGGGCGCGTTCGACGGTTTTTCCTCTTTATCCCCCGCACGCTTAGGCGCGGGCTTAGGCGCGGGGGTAGGCGCTACGTAGGCCGTAGCCACAGCCAGGAGGTGGTCGCGGATGCTAGATTCAGGGTTCTCGCGGATGACGGTGACGTATTTCGTGCCACTTGCGTCGGAGCGATGGAGCTCACCCGGCACGGGGACGTTGCGCGTGCCGAGGTCTTTGGCGTTGGCGTCGATCGTCCACCCATGCTCCGGGTGCGCGCGTGCCTCTCGGACCCACGCGCCCCACGCAGGATGCAGACGAGCGTGCGACCAGGCGCCATCGGTGCCCCCCATGTCGGCGGGCATCCGCCACCACCCCTGCACACCGTGCCCGGAGTAGACCAGTGTGTTCGGCGCGGGCAGCCCTAGTTGCGCCCAGCCGAAAAGCATTTTTTCGATGTACCCGTTTTCGCGCATCCAGTCGCAGACGTAGTCCACGGTCTGAGCGTAGAGGAAGTGCTTACGCTCTTCCCTAGTTGCGCCCCACTCTTCAGGGCAGCCCTCGTAGTCGGCGATGTCACAGTCGAGCGAAACCAGCAGGCACTGCCTGACGTCGGCGAGCCCCGCGAGAGGGATGTTCTTCGCTTTGCGGCGCATCACCTCTTCTTGCGAGTGCTTCACGAAAAAGCTAGGCGCGGAAAAGGCCTGAGGCTGGTGCACTCCGGGGCGCACGCGCGCTACCGTGCGCGTCCCTGCTGGGGCGGCGCCAAAGGTGCGGCTCATCCACAGCTGAGCACGCTTTTCCGCTGCTCTGTCCTCTTGCGTCCACGGCTTGGTGTTGTTACTCTTTTTGCGGTCGGGCTGCATCCCGGCCTCCTGGTGCGGTTGGGTGTGAGCCCCTCGGGTTGGTCCCCCGAGGGGTTCTCTGTTGGGGGGTCTCAGTCTGCGAGGCCTAACGCGCCGACGCCGTCACGCCCAGACCGGAGCGTCGCGATCTCCGCCACGAGCAGGTCGAGCAGCGCTGCCGCCAGCCGCACGTGGCCCATGTGCCGCGCTACGACGCAGCCGTCGGCGAGGGCGTAGATGGCCAGCACTTGGGCGTCCTTGCCAACAGCAGTCACCACTGGGCGGCACGCGAGGAGCTGCTCGGCCAGGCGGCGCGACGGCGAGCGAACAGGGTGATCTGGCCCGACCGCCCGTGCGATCAGGCGCCCCAGCACTTCGGCGTGTGTGCCGCCCTCGAGCGCGGCTACTGCCGTCAGTAGTTCGGCGTCGGTGCGAGAGATGCGGGTCGAGGTGAGCTCATCTGCCATAGTGGCCTCCTGCCAGCAGTATACCGCGGTATACGAGCAGTGGCACTACTCTGTTCTCTCTCTCTATAAAAAGAAGAACAGAGAAGTGCCATGCCGGTGGGTGCGCGCTGAAGCTACCGGTAGCTGCTCTTGCCTCCGGGCGCCATTCTCGAGAATCGCAGTGGCTACCCGTAGACGCCTCCCAGGTCGGGGGATAGTATGGTGCATCGGCGGCCGATACCTCCCCGCCGACATCGAGGACCCCGTGCCCACTCCCATCGATCTCGTCTACACCATCGCCACTCACGCCTTCGTCGCTCGCGCCGAGCTGCCCCCGCGCACTCGCGCCCGGGTGCTCGACCTGGAGATCGTGACCGCCACGCTCGCTTCGGCCGTCGCGGAGGCTGATGCACGCCACTCCGGCGGCCGCGAGGTGCACTACCCCGAGGGCACCTGGTCGGTGCGGTGCTACCCGTACCGCAGCCGCCGCGGCTCGCGCGGGGACTACATCGTGGCCATCTTCGGCCTCGACGCCGACGGCGCCCCTGTGCTGCGCGCCGCTCGCATCGAGCGCGGCCTGCTCGCCGAGTACCAGTACGTCGGCTGGCCGCGCCTCGGTCGCCGCCACGCCACCGAGAGCGCCGGGGAGGCAGCGTGACCGACCGCGCTACCGTCGCCCCCCGGGTGCTGCGCTGCGGCTGCACCGTGCTGGAAGAGGATCGCCCGCACTACGACCCGCGCCTGCGCAAAAACGGCTTTCGCTCGACCACCGTGCTCCGTGTCCAGATCGCCTCACCCCACTGCCCCGAGATGGGCTGCCACGGCCCCAGCAGGAGAGACTGATGCCATCCCGAGAGATCCGTATCGATGTACAGCAGCACGACGACGGTCGCTGGTCCGTCTCCATGTGGGACGCCTCCGAGCCCGGCGCCGACACCGACTACCGGTGCTGGTACTGCGGGACCGAGGATGACGCCGACTACCTCGCCTGGGTGCTCGGCCTCGCCATCGTGATCGACCAGCACGGGAGCTACGGCGACGAGCCCGAGGATGACGACGGCCGCACAGCCGTCGACGACACGGTGTGGTCGTGAGCACCGCTCGCGCCGTCGGCGGCTGCCTCTCGCTCATCGTCGAGAGCGTGCTACTGGCGCAGCTACTCGCCGGGGTCGTGATGACGACGTACGCGCTCTACTACTTTTTCGCGCTCGTCATCGGCTGACTGCCTCGTCGAGCTGCCAGTGGGGCCCATCGCGGAGAGTCCGCCACGACCCGCCCCAGGTCAGGCGGTACCCCTCGGTGAGCCCTTCCCTCTCCATCCGCGCCCACTCGTCCTGCACGATGGGCGCGATGTCGTGGTAGTCGGGCCACTCCCAGGAGATCTGCCCGTATCGGTATGGTGCTACATCTACCGCCATGGATGGCAGGGTGTTGTGCTTACTATTTGGCCAACGCTTTTGCGACTTATTCTCGGCCCAGGCACGGTCTTGGGCGGCCTGTGCGCGGTGGCCACAGAGTATCGCGAGGTCGTGTGGCAGATCGTCGCGCTCGATGACGCGGTCGAAGAGCGTGATGAGCAGCGGGTGGCAGCTGTCGAGCCGGTCACGACTGCGCTGAGACCATCGGTACCGGCCCATGCCTACCTCTTTTTCGACTTTTCGCCGACACAGGCCCAGCGCTTGCGGCTAAGACGCAGAGGGCTGTTCGGGTCAGCGGCGGCCTCGGGGTAGTCCCGCATCTGGCCCATGGATCTGGAACAGTAAGCATCCCCACGACGCGTTCCGGGCGACACGGTCGCACCCGCGGCGCCGTACGAGACCTTGCGCCCCTCGGCGGTAGTCTTTACTCGGGCCTTGCCCTTGGCTGGTTTTGGCACAATCACCCCCCCAACGAGTCAGGGCGCACGCGCTCGTCGACGCCGCGGAGTAGACCTCGATCGACCAACTCCAGACGCTGGAGCCGTGCGTCGATGCCGCGCAGGGCGGAGACGGTAGCCTCGCTGTCTCGGCGCTGCTGTTCGAGCATCTGGTCGATCTGCTCGAGGTGGCGGCCAGCGATAGTCCGCGCCATCGGGACGAGATGCTCGACCACGAGCCGATAGCAGGCGGCGCCGACGAGTAGCAGCACGAGTACCGCCGCCCCAGGGCCCGCGAGGTAGGGCGCGATGGCGGTAGGGTCGATCTGTCCGATCATGTGGGCTCCTGTGCGCCGAGGATGCCGTCGAGCACGGGGCGCGCGATGATGCGGGCGTCCGTGACGCCAGGAGAGGTCCCTACGCCCGGGGTGTAGCGCGAGAGCAGGTCTGTGGCCTCCCCGTCGGTGCAAGTGAGCACGAGCTCGTAGCCCTCGTGGTACACGCCGTTCGCGTCAAAGACGCCGGCCCTGCGCGTAGAGATGACGATCATGGTGCCCCTCAGCTCAGCTTGTCAACGGCATAAAAAAGCCGGAAGGCCACGGTGCCCCCCGTGGTCGTGACCGTTCCCAGCGTGCCAACGGCGATGATGCCGTACATCTGCGCGGTGTCCGCGGCTGTGAGAATGTTGGCGTCGAGGCCGTTGGTCGGCGCGGCGGCGCTGGCGGACTGTATCAGGGCAGACGCAGCCACCTTCGCCTTGCCGGGAAGTCCGCCAAAAAGTGATTGACCGTAGACCGTTACCCCACCGGCCAAGGAGGTGGTGCCGACCACGTTGCGCCTCCAGGTGCCCGTGAGCGGGGTGCCCACGCCGCTCATCCCGAAGGTGCACCCCAGCGCGTCCATCGTCGTGAGCACCGTGCTGGTCGCGTTTTGCACCGCCGCCATGGCGATGTTGTAATTTCTCGCGGCCCCGACGGCGAAGTCAGTCACCTTCGAGTGAAAATTGAATGTGTCGCCCGCGAGAACGGGCGTCCCGTCAGCGTAGGTGAGGGGGAAAGTCCATCTCGCACCCGCGAAGTTCGCGCCAGAACCGTAATTGTAATCGACATTGCTCACGGCGAGGGTGGCCAGCGTGACCGAGTGCAAGCCCGATGACGCGGCGTAGCCAGTAACCAGACCGTTCGGGTCGCTCGCGGTCAAGGCGGCAAAATCGGTGATCTGCCGCCACTCGAAGCCGACAGCACCCGCCGGAGCGGGGCCGCCGCTGGCGCCTGTGTTTGGGTTGAAGGCAGGGACGATGGGCATGGCTCACTCCTGCTCGCGGGCGCGCGCCCACCGTTTGCGCTGTGCTTCAGCCATGTTCGCCCTCGCTTCGGGGCTGCGTTTGCGTCCCCTGTGGGTAGAAGCTATCTTCTCGATGTGCTCCGAGGTGAGTTTGGCCCCCTTGGTGCGCGTGTTACCAATAGCGGCTGCTCTCATCTTCTCAATGGCCTCCTCAGAATGCCCGCGCCCTTCGGCATACCGGAGCTTGTGGGCTTCCGACATATTAGCACGGGCCTGTTCCGTAGCAGGCTTGCCCTTGTTGTTGGCGGGGCGCCCCTTGAGCGTTGCGCTCACCTTCGCCCTCATCTCATCGGTCCACACCGGGCCGCGCGAAGAGGGGGTGATGTTCAAGAAGTTCGGATCGCCCCAGTTGGCGTCAATGTAGTCCTGCTCGTATCCGAACCGGGATTCTTCCGAGCATTCAACCAGGACGCATGAGTCAGTCCACCCGTACTTGTCGAAAGCACGCTGGAACTTGGTGTTGCCGTGCCTCCCGGCCGCAAGTGACTTTCTGTGCGACCGAAGGCGGGCGGGGATGTTCTTGCTGGAGCCTTGGTAGAAGTGCGGCCCGCACCAGACTTCATAGACCCCACAAGTAGCGGAGCTTCCCATGACTACTCTGTCCATGTCACACAGCTCTGCGCAAAATTCGCAGAACCGGCGTCGACGTGAGCAAAGAGATACACCGTACTGTTGCCCGGTCCGCCCAGAATCTGGTAGATCGGGATCCCTACCGAGACGGCGATACAGCCCGAGTCGGTTGTCGTCAGCCCGGTGGCCAGGTCAGCGGTGACGTCGGGCACGAGCGTGAAGTCGCCCTCTGGGTCCGCGCAGAGGCGGATCGTGATCGAGGCCGCGGTCACGATGTCGGTGACGCGGACGTGGATCCCGGTCACGATGCCGTAGTAGTTTCGCGCGGACTGGAACGCTGGGAGGTCCGCGCCAAGGTCATGCGCGTGTACGTCCGCAGTCGAAAAAGAGGTCCCCAGGGCAGGCGGGGAATCGGGCGCGACGACGGAATCGTGCAGGTAGTGCGTGATGCGCGTAGGCACTGCGTCCTCCTCGGGCGTGGACAGCCCGCAGTGCCTACAGCTTACCCCTATGGGCGCGTGACGTCTACCGCCCGCGCAGTGGGGTCTTCGACAGTCTCAGCGCCAATGAGCCAGAGACCCGCTTCGGCTGCGTCTCCGGACAGTGCTTTTTCCGCGGCGATGACGTTACGCGTAATGCCGTCGAACCCCGCCGCGGCCGCCACGCTACGCAGTGCGCGGAGCTTGCGCAGTCCCGCCCCGCTCGGTCTAAGCACGTAGTAGCGCGTATCGCGGTCACCTTCGGGCAACACCGAGACTACGTAGCTCCCCGCGGGCACGTTAGCGGGCTCCGTGCGCCAGGCGAGCGGATCCCCCGGGAACCCAGCGTCATCTTTAGGGGGTTTCGCGTAGACCGGGTCGAGGTAGTTCAGCGCGGCGACAAACTCATTTCTGCCCGTCGGGTCCATCATCTTGGATGTGGCCAAAACGCTGAGGTACAGCTGCTCCATGCTGGGCTCCCCTCGCTGCAGGGTGCCCTCGACGCCAGCTTCGCCCTCCCCGCCAAACGCCTCGGCTACGTCGGACACGGCCTGTGCGTACTCGCCGATAGCGTCGGCGCCACCCTGGAGCACGATCTGCGCGGCCTCCGGTGACAGCGGCAGCTGCGCTACAGCCTCGGCTACGCGCAGCGGGTGTAGCAGCACGCCGACCGGGGGCACGAAGGGGAGGTCGACCAGCACCTGCTTTTTCCCCATCGGCGGGAGCGCGAGCTTGCGCCCATCCGGGCTCTCGATCTGGTTGAGCTCGTCAAACTGTCGATCAGCGCGGTCTTTTGCGCGGAGGTAGGCGCGGTAGGCGGCCGGGCTACGCATCGCGAGGTCGAGCAGCTCGGTCAGCTCAGCCACAGTCTTGGTGGCCAGGACGAACTCGTCGCTGATCCGGGTCACGATCTCCGCGTTGCGCGCGTCGCCCCAGTCGTACTGAGAGCGCCGCGCCGTCGCAATCGCCGCTTCGGGCGTCTGACCGCGCTGCAAGGCCTTGATGAACACAGCCCGCCGGGCCTCTTCCTCGACGGTGGCCGCGATGGAGAGGGCCGCTGGGGTCCCGGCAAACGCCTTGCGTGCGGCGGTCTCCGCGGTTCTGCCCTGCGCCCGTGCGACCTCTTGCTCGACGGCTCTGAAAAGGTCGTGTGCCTGGCGCCCGGTGCGCTCGACGTCCGCCCGGGTCATGCCGACCCCGCCAAGAGAGCCGATCAGCTCATCCACTTCGCGCGCTGTGAACGTGCCCATCGGGGTCTTGATCAGCGCCGGCCGATACGGGGTACCGAGGATGCCCGTGTAGGCCAGCGCGCGGATGGGCGCCATCACGCTCTCGCCGGCCGCGACCACCGGGATCGACCAGGGGCCGTAGCCCAGCGTCGTCCGGGCCGAGCGCACCCCGGCAGCCAGAGTGGAGAGCGCCTCGCCCGCCGGCAGGGGTTCACCACCCGCGCGCGTGGGCAGGGACTCGCTCAAACGGAACAGCTCTTCACCGCCGTTTTCGACGAACCTCGCCTCCTCGGCGAGGAAAGCGCGGTTCTCAGCGGCGAGCAGCGGGCCTCTGCTCACGTCGAACGTGCCGTAGCGGGCCTCGTAGGCGGCCTTGGCTTCTTTTGCGACGCGCTTACGCACGCCCTCCTCGATGACGATCTTGAGCGAATTCTGCACGTACTTGGGCCGCAGAAGGGGCAGACCCTGCACCGTCCCGCGCATGTACTGGTACAGTTTTTCGGTGCGGTCGGGCTCGATGACGCGCCACAGAGGCTCACCCGGGTACAGCTTGCGGTACGCGTCAAGCGCGGTCTCTCGCCATTGCGCGCCTACGGGACCCCCTCCGAAGGTCTCTTCCACGACCTTGCCGAAAACCTCGGCGCCGTCCGCCTTCGCGATCATCTCGCCCAGCTCGCGCTCTGCCACACGCCCAAGCGCCTGCGACGCAGTGATGGGCGTCTCCGAAGTGCGCACGATCTCGCGCAGCTCGCGCCCAAGCACCCGGAGTGCCTGTTGCCCCTTGCGGCTGACTTCGCGCTCCGCCGCCTCGATCGAGGCCCGCTTGGTCGCGGCCACCGGGTCGCGCAGAGCCGCCAGGGTGCTCACAACCTGCGACCAGGCGCGCTCGTTCTCGATGCCGTCGAGCACGACCTGGTACTGACCGAGCTCGTCTAGCGCTCGAACCTGCGTGCTGACCGCGTCGTAGACCGCCTGGTCCCTCACGCGCCCGACAGCCTGAGGAGTGATCTCCGCGCCCAAAGACCGCGCCCGCTCGACGTAGGCGGAAGTCGCCTGGTCTGCCGCGGCCTTCGCTCGCGCCACTTGCGCGCGAGGCACTGCGTACTTCGGGCTGACGCGAACGAGGTCGTTGCCAGGCCGTGCGCGAGCCGCTTCGGCCTTGATTTTGGCCTCTGCGCCCTCGGCCAGGCGGTAGTTCGGGTCGACGCGAAGCTCGACGGGGACAGCGTCGTAGGCCGCTCGGAGGGTGTCTGCTGTGAGGCCCTTGGGCATCGGGGTCTCACGCACAGCGGCGTCCCAGACGCGACGCACAATCTCTTTTTCCACTTTCGCCGCAGCCGAAGCCCCCGCTGCGCCCTGCACGGCACTGCCAAGCGCCCGGAGGCCCGTACTCACGCCGGGGAGACCCGCGGGAGTCATCGGTAGCGCCAGGTCGTACAGGAAACCAATCGCTTTGGCGTGATTTTGCGCGTAGGTGTCCGGATCTGGTATTGCCGATTCGAAGGCTGCGAGCGCAGACGGGTTCACGGATAGGGCGGTACGGATAGCGTCTACTTGGGCGATGTACTTGCGTTTGAGATCGGCGACGATCTCAGGGTCTTCACTCATCATGTCGAGGAGGGTAGACCCACGCCGCATCCCCTCAGCAAAAGTGTTATCCGCTTGCCCCGCCGAGAAGGGGAGAGGGGAATAGAAAATATCGTGTATCTGCACAAGGGACTTCGGCGCGGCCGATCTAGCTAGATCCTCTATCTTCGCGCTCACCTCTCTCGCTGCCTCCGGCTGCAGCGCGCGGTAGCCCGCGGCCAGTGTCTGCGGCACCAGCGCCGAAAAAGAGCGAAACACTGCTTCCGCCGGGGTCTCGATACGCGCGCCCTCAAGAACACCGACCTGTCGCTCCTCTTTGCCGACTTCCGCGCCTTCCGCCACTCGCCGAGCTGCGTCCCGGGTGAGCGTCGGCTGCCTCGCGAAAGCCTCGACCAGCTCCTCTCTTTCGGTCGGCGCGCGCGCGACGGGCTCAGCAAACGGCACTACCGTCTCGCGGACTACGCGCTCAGTGCCCGCTTCGGGGACTTCAGCAGGCAGCGTCTCAATTCGAGTCGGGCGCAGGAACGGGACGAGCCCTTCGCGCTGCTCGAAGTACTCTTTGTCGCGCTCCGCGGTAGTGCTGACCGCGCCTCGAGAAGCTGCTTGACGCCGCAGCACGTCGCTCTCGGGCTGGTACGGAGACCCAAGCATCCCGCTCAGAGGGCGCCGCTCAAGCTGGGCCTCGCGCTCGGCGGGTACGTCAAGACGCTCTTCGGCCTCGCGGGCGCTCTGCGCGAACTCGGGCTCGATGGGCTCGATGTAACTACGCGGGGTGCCGCGCTCGACCTGGGTCCGCGACTCCGTCACAGTTGCCGGCACCACCGCGCGGTACCCTTCGAGGGCGCGCTGCACACGCGTCTTCGGCACGTCACGGACCGTAGCCGCCGGGAACGCGGCGAAGTCGACGCGCGGAGCAGGCGCGGGTGTCACAGTTCCTGAATCTGTTTTCTTCTTTAGATAAGAATTCTGTGACACCGGCTCAAGGGCGGGAGCGGGGGCCGCAGCAGGAGCTGGCTGAGCTGCGGCCTCTTGCTCGAGCCGCGCCCGCAGTGCTTCCCGGCGACGCTCGAATTCCGCTTCCTGCTCGGGTGTCATTTGCCCCCCTTGAGTGCTTTGAGCTGGGTTTCGCGCGTATCGATCAAGCGCATCAGGGTCACGTATCCGGGGTCCGCCTCGTCGACCTCAAGCGATTGGCGCTTGAGGCTCTCGATGTCGCGCTCAAGCTCTGCGATACGCGGGTCCGGCGCGGGCGCGGGTGCCGCGGGTGAGGGAGGAGCGGCCTCATCAGAGCGAAGCAGGGTGGTGCCAGTGCGAAGTACATCGCCCACCGCCGACAAGTCAGCCTCACGGGCTGCGCGCAAACGGTCTACAGCGAGGTCGCGCAACCGCGTCTGCTCTGCCAGCCTTCTCTCGCCCCGTGCGATCCGCGGTCTAGCGAGCACACGGGCGTCTCCCAGCTCGGTGAGCCGCTCCTCGCGCCGCTGACGCTCGGCCTCCTCACCCTTTGCTTGCGACAACGCCTTGACCCGCGTCTCGAACGCTTTGGCCTCGGAGGCTTGCGCCTGTCGGTAGGCCACGTATTTTTTCTCTTCCTCCTCGCTGCTCAGCCGTGCTGCCTCAGCGGCTGCGGCTTGTTCGGCCTCTTGCCGCGCCAGTTCCAGCTGCAGCCGTGCGCGGTCTTGCTCACTCTTCGCCTCGGCAATTTGCTCTTTGGTCCGTGCTATTCCCTTCGGCTGTTTCTCGAGAAAGCGCCGGTTCGCATCCGCCAGAGCGAGTGCCGCCAGCTCAGTCGCAGCAGCAGGGTCTTTCTCGAGCTTGCGCGCCTGAGCTACAAGCATGGGCAGAGAGAGCTTCTGGCCACTCTCTTCAACCTGGCGGATATACTCAGTGATGGCCTTGCCACCTGGGTATCTGTTCAGGTCGACGGAACCGACCTCTTCCGCGCGCTTGAGCACTGCGTACTCAGGGGTGCCGCGCAAGGAAAAGTACTTGTCGTCAGGGTCGATACCCCGCGCTTTGAGCTCCCGATACGCCAACTCTTGCTCGGCTGTGCGCCCTGACCAGCGCTTCTCGGGGCTCGCCTGATCTGCCTTCCTTTCGAGATCTGTGACACGGCGGCGCAGCGCGACCCAAGTGGGCGTGTAGAGCCTCACGTCGCGGTTCTGAAACCCGCCGACCGATACGGCCTGGTCATAGATCGGCGCGCCCGGGTGGTCTTCGGGAGGGAGCTCTCCACGGCCCAGGATCTGTAAATACTCTTGCAGCGCTTTTTCTTGCGTGCTTGAGAGCCCCTCGCGGAACGCCTGCCCGGCAGCGCCGCCCTTCCAGCCGGTCTCGCCCATCTGCGCGAGCTGCGCGACCATCTGCTCACGCGAGGGCTGACCGGGCTTCGGCTTCGGCGCGGCCGCCCCACCCTTCGTTACGCGGGTCTTGTCCGACGTGATTCGGTCAAGAGCTTTTTCCGCCGCAGCTATGTTTTCGCGGTTGGGTTCCGCCGCGATTTCTTGCCTTACCAGCTCGATTTGGACCTCGTTGAGCGGCTTGCTACCTTTCGAGTACGCAACTAGGGAATTGATCCAATCGGTGGTGTTGGTGTATGTCCCACGCTTAATCTCAGCTGGAATCTGCGCCGCCGCAGCACCCGCTGTCGCGAGAACCGCCTCTTCCGCGAGCTGTTCCTGAAGCAATTTCACCGTCGCGTCGAAGGGACTCTGCTTAGTACGCAGGGTCTCTTCGAGCGAAGTCAGAGAGTCGTATTCCTTCGCGACGAGCTGCTGGAGCTCAGTCTCGCGCTCGACCTCGCTCTCAAGCTGGGACTCGATGCGCTCGATGCGCTGCGCGGACGCCACGGAGGCAGCGTAGGCGGAGAGGTAAGCGTCTTTTCTCACTTGGAGCCTCCGAGGATCATGCCGCGCAAGAACTCATCGCTCAGGGCGCCTGGGCGAGCGGGAGAGGCGCCCATGCCCTGGTACTGCCGGAGCAGCGTAGCCGTATCCACCGTACCCAGTTCGGCGCGTGCGCGCTCGATGGCGGACACTTCGGCCCCCCGCGCAGTGACTGCCGCCCCTGCCACGTCGGCGGCAGCGCCCAGGGTACCGAGCGTGGCCTGCGCAAAACCACTGCGCGAGGCCGCGCGCTGGCGCATCAGGTCGCGCAGCTCTGCTTGCTTCTGTGCGCGGGCTTCGGTCTCGGCGCGGGCGACCTCCCGGTTGACGTCGCGCTGGGCCTCGCGGGCCTGCTGCGCGGCGGCCTGCTGCGCGACGAAGAGGTCCCGCGCGGAGCCACCAGAGCCCGCCATCCCGCGCAGAGCCGCCTGTTCGGTCGCAGCTTGTGCGGCCTCCACCTGCCCGCCAAGCGCCCCTCGGAGCTGCGCCTCTTCCCGCTGGCTCAAGCCCAGTTCCCCGAGCCTGCGCTCGCGCATCAGCTGCTGTAGGCGCTGTTTGTCGGCGTCGGTGAAAGAGCGCCGTGCCGCGACCGCGCCTCCGATACCAGACGCAACCTGGGCCGCGCCCGAGAGCCCGGCGCCGATGCCCGCGAGTGCGATGGGAGTGAGAGCCACGCAGACCTCCTATACGTACCAGGCTTCGATGGCGACGGACCACCGGGCGATGACAGCGCGGTCGCTGCGACAGTAGTAGCCTATCCCGACGGTGACAGCCCCGACAGACGCGTAGCTCGCCTCAGTGCCGGGGTAGAGGCACACGCCCTCGCGCTGTCCGTAGCCGCCGAGCACGTAAGGGCGTCGCGTACCGTAGGGCGCTGAAGCTTTGAAAGCAAGCCCGTTCCGCACTTCCTGTCCGCGGAAGAGCTGCACCGTGTCGAGGTTCCCGACGTAGGGCGCGACCCAGATGTATCGGTCGTCTTCGGCGTAGTTGTATCCGCTTGTCGTGCTCAAATCGTCGGGGCCATTCGCGATCTCGACGCTCCAGTGTAGCAACACCTTCGCCTGACGCCGAAGCCGCAGAGTGAAAGAAGCGTTCGGCACTGGCGCCCACTCATCCGGCACCACCCCGGATTTTCCGCCACCCGTGTAGAAGCTCGACGCGAAGCTCAACCTCACGCCCGGGCCGTCGGTAGTCTGGCCGCCCTGCCAGCCGGAGATGCCGTGCTGTAGCCCGCGCACAGGGTCGATTCGCGGCGGCTGCAAAAACCTGTTTTCGACCCACTGGGACGCGTCAAGGTCCGCGGTCTGCACGCCCTCGTGAAGGTAGATCTTGAGCTCGTCTTGGTTGCCCTGGAACTCGGCGCTCTCGAGCACGGTACCCGCGGAGAACGTGGTTGTCGGGGTGTACGGCATCAGACCACTCCCTTATGAAGGAGCGCAGTGAGCCCTCCCGAGGTGTACTCGATATACGTCGCGCCATCGTCAGCGACAGTAGGCGCCCAGCGCCAATAGTTGACGCCGTTGTAATTCCACGCATGGGCAACGCCTGCGATGACGAGCCTGAGCCCGTAGACGGTGACGCCGCTTGTCGGCACGTAGTAGTAGGCGCCACTGACGCCGCGCCACCGGATGGGCAGCGAGACCGACAGAGTATCGAGCTGACCTCGCTGCTGGTCTTCGTCGTAGTCGATCCACGGCGGGATGGGCGTCGTAGCCGCGGTCTTGGGCAACTCGTCGCCGTA